GCATTAGCGGCAGGCCGATGCACCTCTACTTTCTCGTTCCGCTCGACGTTCGTAGCGTGAGCCTTAAAACGGAGCGGGGATAGCAGGCGCTTCTACGTCTGCTATCCCCTGACGACGGAGGCCAAACATTCAAATGCCCTTATAAGGGGAAGGTAAGTTAACTAACCATGAAGGAGAAGAGAAGAATGAGGAAACTACTCGTACTGTTCGCGCTCGTCGGGCTGTTCGCCTTGAGCGCCGTCGCGATGGGTTCACGGCCCACGAAGCAGAAGCAGACCGTTTCGACTTTGCAGACCGCCGTCATCGGCAGCACCAACATCAGCACCGTCGCCAAGACCCACACCATCAGCGCCGTCAACTCGGCGGAAGCGCAGGCCCGTACCGTCGAGACCGCGCGCCCGGATGCCGACGATTACATGCAGACCGCGGCCAACGTCGGCGTCTTGCCCAACCATCAGCTCGCCGTCCAGCGGCAAAGCACAAGCCCGCCCGAACGTTTACAAGGCAACGCGGAGAGATATGCGACGTTGAATAAGGAACGTGACGCGCTCACCGACAACGTCAGCGTCGGCTACGTGCCGAGACGTTGACGCGCGCCCACGTCATCGAAAAGGCTGAGGCCGGGAAGAGTTGACGCCCTTCCCGGCCCCTGACGACGGAGGCAAGGCCTCCACCGGCTGTCAACACGGAGTAATTGAATTGAAAACATCGCGCGGGAACCTCACCCGCGAAGGCGAAAGGAACCGAGCGCCCCGCGGGTACATGAATGAACGGCCAAATCAGCCTTGCAACTCTGAGCCTCATCATCGGCGCTGTGGGCGTCATCGCTCTGGCGGTGGCCTTTTTGTACTACTACAGCCGGACGGGTGGACAGAAGGCGCAGGCGCAAGCGCTTGAGGACTATAAAGCGCTTGCCGAATCCCGTAAGGCTAAGAATGAAGAACTGGAGAGCGAGAAGGCGGACTTGGCGGCACGGCTTAAAGATTCGGAGCACGAGCGGGCTAAGGCAATTAAGGCCAGCAATGATTGCGCTCAAGAGACCCTTCGCCTACTCGCACGCATCAGGAGAATGGAGACCGCCGTCAACGACATGCAGCGGGCATTAGGAAGGCCGCTCACGAACTTTGACGAGCCGTCGTTTTACACCGAACCGCTCGACCGGAGCGAACACTGACTATGCAGCGCAATCTCAAGCCCCGTGTACTGGTCGTAGATGACGACGAGACTATTCTCGCCATGATGGGGCACGCTTTTGCGATGTGCCCTTTTGATGCCGAGTTTGCCGCGATGGGGCTTGAGGCGATGAGCCTCTTTTTTGACAACCTGAAGGCCGGAAGATACTTCGATGCGTTCATTCTCGACTGCGCCCTTCCTCACTTCGACGGGTTCACGATGGCGAAGATCATTCGACTTTCTGAGCTCACGGGCATCTGTCCTCGCTCGAAGATAGCCTTCTTCACGGCTTATACGCAGACCGTCGAGCGAAGCACGTTGGTTCAGGAGAGCGGTGCCGACCTGTACCTGCGCAAGCCTCAAGATGCAGGGATGCTGCCGCGGCTAATAACCGATTGGCTTAAGAGAGAGGTGGATGCGTGAAGCCTACACCGTCACAAATCGAGTGGAACACGCTTCCCCAAAAGAACAGAAGGCAAGACCCGTTGCTCTGCCCCTGTGGACGGACGGCACACCGCAGGGTGGGGCCCGTGGGATATTGCGAACTGCATACGGAATTGGCGTTTGAGCATTGCAAGCTGGTAGGTAGTCCGTTCGAGCCGGGAGTGCTGGTAGTGATCCAACGAAAGGTGAGTGAATTGCGTGGCAGAGCGTAAGAGGAAGAAGGGAGCGGCGAAGGCTAGCAAGGACAAGCCGCGCAAGGACAAGCTGATTGAAGGCGTGCTTCGCGGAAAGACGCCCGCAAAGGCCGCTAGAGACGCGGGCTTTTCCGAGTCCTATGCCCGCGTCAACGTTTATCGAGAACTAGCAAAAGCTAGCGTTCAGGAAAGAATTGCCGCGCGTCAGGCAGAGGCAAAGGTGGAGACTAACGAGATTATCGGCACGCTTGCGTCTCAGATGCGCGCAGACCTCGCGGATATCCTGCCCAAAGATGAAATCATGCAGCGCGCGAAGGAAGCGGGCGTTTCCCACCTGATAAAGAAGCTAAGGATCAAAACCCGCTTCATCTCAAACGGGCCGGGTAAGAAGCCCGACAAGGAAGTGACACACGAAATTGAAATGTACTCCGCGCAGGAAGCGGCCAAGCAGTTATGTTCAGTGTTCGGTCTGAATAAGAAGGAAGGCGAGAACCCGATAGACGAACAAGAACGAGTCGAGCGAGCTATTGAAACCTACATCACGCGAACAGGTGCTAGCAGGGCGGAAGCGATAAAGAATCTCATTCCATTCCTCCCCGAAGTGAGCAAGTACGCCAACTAATGTCCGCACAAGTTCACAACTCTGAGACTGTAGCCCAAGAGATTGCGGCGGGCTTCTACGCGTCCGCGCCCTCAAATGACTACGCGCAGTTTATTGACTCCGACCCGGTGCGCTGGATTCAAAAACACTTCCACATCCCCGAACTCCACGGCCCGCTCGTCTTAGCCGATTATCAGCAAAAAGTATTGCGTGAAGCCCTCTCCGAAGACGAAGAAGGACTATTTCAATATTCAACCATCGTCTGGTCGGACATTAAGAAGTCCATTAAGTCAACTATTGCCGCCGCCGTGGTTCTCTACAGGGCGTGGCAGACCGAATGGGGGCAACACTACGTTATCGCCAACGACTTGAAGCAGGCGGATTCTCGCGTGGGCTACTACATCCGCCGAGCGATTGAACTTAATCCCGACATGCGCGCGTTGGTGAAGATTCGTAACTATAAAATCGAGTTGCCGAACCATACAACGATTGAGTGCATCCCGATTGACCCGACGGGCGAAGCAGGCTCAAACGCCGATACGATTGTCTTCTCCGAACTGTGGGGCGCGAAGGGGAAGGTAGCAGAGACGATGTGGACGGAGATGACCTTAAGCCCGACGAAGTTCGGCAAGTCCCTCCGGTGGATAGAATCTTACGCGGGCTTCAAGGATACATCGAAACTGCTCTGGAATCTTTATGAACAAGGCGTGACGGGCGGTGAGCGCATTGATGAAGAGTTGGAGATGTACGCCAACCGCTCCGCTCGCATCTTCGCGCTGTGGAACACCGAGCCGCGACTGTCGTGGCAAACGAAGGCTTATTACGACCAAGAGAGGGCTGCGCTCGCCGCTACGCCGGAAGAGTTTGAGCGCGTCCACCGTAACACTTGGTCTGAGGGCGGGACGGAGAGATTCTTACCGGCTATTGCGCTATGGGATGTTTGCGAAGAGAGATTACCCCAACTCGACGCCCACACACCTTGCGTACTGGCGATGGATGCCGGCGAGAGTAACGATACTTTTGCGACGCTGATAGTTAGTCGTCATCCCGATAAGCCGAGCGTGCCCGCCGTCCGGTATGTACGTGCTTATGTACCGCAAAACGGCAAGCCTCTGGACTTCGACGCAATTGAGCAGGACGTGCGGGACTTGTGCTCGCGCTACGCCGTACGGGAGTTGACCTATGACCCGATGCTTTTGGGGCAGATGATTCGTAGATTGAAGCAGAAGCCGGTCACGGTCTATACGCCGTTTCCGCAGGGGGCGGCGAGACTTGAAGCGGACAAACAACTGCTGGATGCCATTCTTCAACGTCAAATCGCACATGACGGCAATGAGGACTTACGGCAGCATATTTCTAATGCGGACAGGAAATTGGATGACGAGGGCAGGCGTCTGCGTATCGTGAAGCGTGACTACAAACTGAAGATAGATTTGGCGGTAGCACTCAGCATGGGCAGTTCCCGCCTTTTCGTTCTGCCGATGCCCGGCAAGTTCATGTCTTGGTAAACCAATGTCCACAATCATTGAAGCAAGTGCAGATGAAGCAGGCGCAGATGTCACATGGGCCCTCGCTCAGTTCGCGGCGCGGCGGGAGACTTACGCGCAGGCACGTAACTATTACGATGGAGATCACCCGCTCGCCTTTTCTACCCAGAAGTTCCGTGAAGCGTTCGGGCAACTCTTTAAAGCCTTTGCCGATAACCTCTGCCCCTGCGTCGTCGAAACGGTCAATGACCGGCTCAAGCTCGACGGGTTCACGATAACGGGCGGAGCCGGAGAGCAGGCCGATACGGATGAGATATGGCGCAGGAATCGTCTCAAGGTGCGCGCCGGACAGGTTCACTTGGATGCCATGATTGAAGGCGACGCCTTCTGCGTCGTGTGGCCGGGTAAGGATAACGTCCCGATCTTCTATCCGAATCGCGGCTCCGCTATCTGCATAGAGTATGACGACGAGCAGCCCGGTTACATCGTGCGCGCGGCCAAAGCATGGCCGATGCCCGATGGTAGATACAGGC